GTCTCATTAGTAACAGCCGCAGCGAGGTTTGCTGAGGTGGGAGTAGCCAAAAACGTTCCAACATTCGCTCCAAGTCCAGAGATACCCGTTGAAACAGGAAGTCCAGTACAGTTCGTCAGCGTCCCGGAGGTTGGTGTTCCGAGGACAGGTGTGACAAGAGTCGGGCTGGTGGCCAAGACATTGTTGCCAGTGCCTGTATTGGTAACACTGGCCACGTTTTTGTTCGCATCAAGTGCCAGTGCCGTGCTAGCGGTCAGCGAGGATACGGAAAGGTTCCCTACCTGCAGATTCTCAAGGATGTTGTAGATGTAGGAGGTGCCGCCGCTACCAGAACAACGCACGACAATATTCTTCCCATTCGGGATCTCATAATCGCGCGCCGCGTCATACGTCCCTTGGAAAAGCAGAATGCTGCGACTTCCAGAGAGTCCATTCCGGATAAAGTAATACCCCTCAAAATCATTGGGGGTAACCTGGACGTAAACGGTTCCGCCAAGATCTCCGGCGTCGACGAACTCAACAATCCTGTTGCGTCCATTAGACGCTGCAAAATCAGCAACATTGAGCGTATTCGGAGAGCCGGAACTACCTGCAGAGGCCAGGGTGACGCTGACATATCCAACAATGGCCGTGTCAAAGTAGTCAAAATTGGTGTTAGTGGAATCGCCCCACGTGCCGGATTCGTCCCCCGTGGTGATCTGCTTTATACCAAGATTCGTGTACGTAGCCATTGTTGTTCGCTCCTATGCTACTCGTGACCATGTCGCGGCCTGAGAATCGTTGACCACGGTCCAGTTAACAGTTGATTCGTCGTTTACCGATTCCCATGAAGAAACTGACGCAGGTAAAACCTGCGACCATCCCGGGTTTTGAGAATCCTCGATTACAGCCCAGTCCGGGGTTTGATTATCCGATATTGTAGCCCAAACAAGGACAGATCCTATTTGTGCAGTGGCTTGGACCCCTGTCACCAGGTCTATTTTCTGTATCTGCCCAACAAGGCCGGAAGCGCTTACCCCAGTAACGCTCCCAATTGTTGTTGGGAAAGCCAGAACAGTTCCTGCACTTGCCGCTCCAGATACCCCGGTAACGGTAGCGGAAGTAGTTCCGTTAACTATAACGCTGCCCGGGAAGCCTGTTCCCACAACTCCTGTTGGACTTACCAGCGCACCCGTGATAAGAGACACATTTCCTGCAGTGCCGGAGGCTTGTACTCCCTGAACAAGGTATAAAACGCTTTGGGAAGAGGAAATGTTTCCAATTTGACCCGTTGCAGAAACCCCGGTCGGAACATCAACAAAATCCCCCCGTGCGGTGGCAATGCCTGCAAAAGCACTTCCAGAGGTGCCAGAAACGGATATGCTGACGTTTCCTGCTACGGAAACTGTCCCAGAACTTCCTTCCGCTTGAGTACCTGAAACAGCAAACGTAGGGCTGGAAGATATAGAGACACTTCCAGTTCCGGCGGCACCGGCAACTCCAGAAACAACCGCCAAGAAGTTTTGAGAACTTGTTACCGTTCCAGCGCTGGCAGTTCCAGCTGTCCCGGAAAGGGTGATCGAGACGTTTTGAGAACTTGTTACCGTTCCAGCGCTGGCAGTTCCAGCTGTCCCGGAAAGGGTGATCGAGACGTTTTGAGAACTTGTTACCGTTCCAGCGCTGGCAGTTCCAGCTGTCCCGGAAAGGGTGATCGAGACGTTTTGAGAACTTGTTACCGTTCCAGCGCTGGCAGTTCCTTGGACTCCCGATACGGTGTAGTCAATGTTTTGGGCGGTTATGCCCCAAGGGCCCTCTCCCCACGGCCCTGTGCCCCATCCATCAGAAGAACCGGAAACGGTTCCTACAGATGCAGTGGCTTGAGTTCCTACTGCATCTGCATACGTAATGTCCCCTACCGCATACCCTGATATCCAGTATCCATATTCGACATATTGGTCAGAGTAGGCGCTCACCTAATATCTCTTCAGTTTGGTGGCGGAAGCCAAGGCAGGTCTACGAACTGAGGGGGAGGAGTTTTCTGGCCTTCGATCTGGGCCGCCACCATTTCTTCATACTTTTGGACTCCAGAAGTGCCGAGAGCTTCCAACGTCCAGGTCACTGCCTCCTGTTCCGTGATTTGATCCAGAGGTATAAAATTACTTGGGTCAGGGGGAAGGAGCCTGCAATCACTGGAAGCACTTCCCTTAAGGCCGTTTTCCTCTCCCGAGCACGTAAAGTAGCTAATTACTATCACGTTATCTAGGCTGCCCTCAGTAACTGATTCCATCGCAGTTACCGTCCACGTATATGCAATCATTATCACTCTCCTTCCGAGTTCTTTGGAACCTGTGCTTCGGCCTGCGATTTGATCTTGATCACCAGGGGCCACGCACCAGAAGACGTGGGCAACTGCCCAAGGGTCTGCAAAATAGCGTTAACTTCATCTACAGAAAGTGTGAGTTTAATTTCCATTTCTCCTCCTTAAACAGCAATAGCTCCGGCCATGTCGGGTTGAGCCATTACCCAAACATAGCATTTCTGCAAAAACGCGTCTCCGGTCTCGGCTTCGATAACATCAAGATCAACCGTGTACCGACGCGAATCAACCTCTCGGACATTTTCGTCTGCCGGATGCGTGGCATACCCGAGCACGTCCATAATTACCGTAAATTTTGGGTTGTCTTGTCTGATAATCATTAGCCTTGCAATGCGAAAATAAGCGCCCGTAAACGGAATGCCTACATAGGAGGATTCAATATCCAGTTGAATAGCCATTAGAAAGTCACCTCGCTTGTTTCGACTGCGCAGCACCATCGGATGGTTGTTGCGGCCTGGCCTGTTACTTCAATTTTGATTCCGCCATTCGTGGTGTCTGCCGTAACAGCCACTGTCCATGCTGATGCGCCTGCATCTGCGTAATTCGACGTGACTGTCGGGGTGCCTACCATAGTCGTTGACGCTGCATTAGCGCCACGCTTGATAGCCCCTTCAATCACCCAGCCCTTTGTGTCCCCCGCTCCCGTCACGTTTGCGATGATGTTTCCACGGAAAGAATACGCGGAGTTATTTGGGAGAATAACTTGGTTGTCTGTTCCCGCTGCGGAGGCATTAGAACGAAGGGCCGTGGCCGTTGCGTCAGTTGTTTGAACCGCAAGAACAAGTAACGCGGATTGAGATACACCAGCAGCAGAGGCAATCGGATTTACGGAGGCGGGAAAAACAGTGTATCCCTGAATGCCTCGGGTAGTTCCATACCTGCCCCCAAGAACAGAAGATCCCGTTGCATCAGCCGTGCTATTGTTACTAATACAAACTGAATTAGAACCGCTCGCTGTCGCAGAACTGCCCAATGCGACTGCCGCATATCCACTAGCTAAAGAAGAACCGCCGGCACTTATGGAATAAGAATTGGAGGCCTCGGAACCGAAACCCGCCGCAAATGTGTAACTTGCTGATGCAATGGCACTATCCCCAGCGCTGAACGATGCTGTGCCGGACGCTGTTGAAGTGCTCCCACAACTAAACGAGTACAATCCAGACGCAGTACATGCGTTGCCGGCTACAAAACTCCCCTCTCCGCTTGCGGTAGATCCGGTTCCAAAAGCCGAAGAATAAGCTCCAGACGCTTTGTTGTTGGAATTAGCAGCAAAAGAACCCGCACCGCTCGCCACTCGGTCACTACTAGTTCTAGAACTCTGAAGATCTACTGCGCCTCGGCCCCTTGGGTCGCCCCCAGTGGCTGAGTTGTCGGGAATTTGAATCGAATACCCGCCATTGTTTTTGACTAGAAAATTTTGAGAGTAATCAAATGCGGTCTGATTTAGCGGCCTAGTCATTTTAGAAAGCTACCTGTGTCACGTTCAAAGAGCAGACCCAGCGGATAGTTGTTGAGGCTTGTCCGGTTACGTTAATTGTTAAACAACCAAGTGTCGTGTTTGCGGAGATTGCTACAGTCCATGTAGACGCGCCAGCATCGGCATAATTTGAGGTTACGGTGGGCGTTCCAACTAACGCGGTTGATGCAGCATTCGATCCGCGCTTAATGGCCCCCTCAATAATCCACTGCTTGGTATCTCCGCCTCCAGTGACATTCGCAATTATTTCACCGCAGAAAAACACGGCGGAGTTGTTTGCGAGAGTTAGTGAATTAGAAGCCGCCGCTGTTGTAGTGCTGTTAGATGTTAAAACTGCGGTGGTCGCGTTAGTGGTAGTACGACCTAAAACTAGTTTATAATTCTGATTTTTACCTGAAACAGTTCCAAAAGGCTCTACGCTTGCGGAGAATACTGTAATACCTTGAATACCTAATCCAACTCCCCTATATGCTCCCAAAATTGTAAGATATGAGCCACTTCCGGTAGAGTGTACATATCCCATTGCTATTGAATTGGAGGCTGAAACATTAGGGGTACGCCCAAGTCCAACGGATGATGTACCTGAAACAGATGTGGCAAGTCCTATGCTCAGTGAATTCTGGGATACAGAACAACCGCTACCTGCTATGAATGATGCAGTGCCTGATCTTGTATTTGATGTCCCGGTTGAGAAACCAATCAGCGCGACTGTATTATTCCCACTCCCGGATGTAAACGCATTTGCCCCGCTGCCAGTGTTACTAACTCCAGCTCGAAAAGATTGATTTCCTGTTCCTGCGTTATTAAACCCCATAACCGCTATATTTGTACTGCTGGCGGTGTTATTGATCCCCGCCAAAAAAGAATTTGTACCGGATGCAACCCGCGAGCTATTCGTCGTGCGTTGCGTTTGCAAGTCCACCGCATTCTGACCACGGTTATTGCCGCCTGAAATTTGTCCGTTAGGAAAATCAAGCGAGTATCCGGACTTAGCTAATGGGCTAATTCTGGAACGGATAAACTGCGGCAATAAGTACGAAAACGCCGCAGAAAATAGAGGACGTGGCATTTTAGTAATCGCCACCAATGGCGTTTACAGCAAACGCAATGTTTGTTCCGCCAGCAGCCACTGTAGTTCCGGCATAGATTCTGTACCCAGCAGGAAGATTCAAGCCCCCAACTGGGAGTGACAATGTATTCACAGTAAGAGCAGTGGTGCCTAGTGCTGTTACGGTCACCGCGCCCATCGCTACTTCTCCAAGGAAAGTGTTATTCCCGGCAGTGGTGTTTGCCGATCCGTTGTTCATCCAAAATCGAATGACGGAAACAGCAGAAGTTCCAGATGCCGCAGCGCCATCAGTTGACGCATATCGACAAGTAATTTGATCTACACGAGACCCATTTGCTCCTGCTGTAAAAATAAGCGCCATGGCAGTGCCCGTTGCCTGCGTTCCATCGAACGCTGACGTATTCGTCATAGCGGTCGAGAGTTTAGCATTAAGCTCGCCTACGTTAGGGGTCTGCGTAAAAATTGGGGTTGCTGTTACTGCCACTTAAAAGCCTCCAAAACTGTTTGCAAGGAAAATATCACTCCCTACGGAAGATCCGCCCCCGCCACCGCCTCCTCCGCTTTGAGCGACCCAAGATGTGACTCCAGATCCGTTGGTTGAGAGAACATATCCATTGGTTCCGGCAGATGTAGGCAACGTAAGAGTCCAAGTGCCAGCAGCGGCAGCGGCGGTAACCGTGACAGTTCCAGAGGTGGAGCCTGTGCAGGCTAGCGCTCCGGTGGTAGAACCAGCCACCCCTAGCGTTAAGGTAGTCCCTGAAAGCGCCATTCGTTGGGATGCACCAGATGCTCCTGGGCCAGTCCACCAACTAAAAGCGCCCTGAACACCAGACGAGCCCCAAACAAGAAACCTCATGTTTCCGCCGGAGAAGTCCATCGTTCCAGCAGATGTTTGGTTGGCAGTCGTGATATTGGCGACTCTTACCGCGCCATTTACATTAAGCGCTTGATCGCCAGTCGTCGCTCCTACAAAAGTGTTGCCGGCAAAATAATTTTGCGCGGTTCCGGCTGCGTAAAAATTCCATCGCCCAGAGGCTGAAGCAATATTGGAATAAAACCCAAAATTGTTTGTTGCGTCAGTAATTGTAGATTCCGCAAAGAACCCGTATTGATTCGTGATTGTGGAACTTGCGCCTTTAGCCTGGGGATTCACATAAAAATGAATAAGGTTTCCAAGCGTGAACGCCGCGTTTTGTGTAATCGGGCGACTCATCACCCCGCGAAAACTGCTCGTTACTGAGCTTCCGATAGTCGCGTCGATAATTTGAGCATTGGAAAAAGCTGCGTGATCTATGGTCCCCGCAATTCGGAACGAGTCGCCTGTTGTAGTGGCTCCAATTCCAAGAGGACCAGCCATGTAATTTGGTGCAGTTCCAGAAATCCACAAGTTCCAGCGATTTGTGCCGCTCGCAATAGCCGAATTGATTCCGTAGTTATTAGTGGCCCCCGTCAAACTGTTTGCAATAGAAATGCCCCACTGGTTCGTCACAGTGGAAGAAGCACCGATAGTGTTTTGACCGGCTAAAAAATGATAAAGATTTGCAAGAGTAAACGAGGCCGCTTCCGTTGACGGAAACGTGCCAACCATAACAGATTGCGAAGTTACGTCACTTTGAATTTGCCCTCTGGCTCTGATTGAGAACGCAGTAGTTGCGCCAGTCAGGTTTTTTGTGACAGTCAGTGTCTGGCCAGTCGGAGCTGTAGTTGCCCCAATAACAAGAGAGCCTTCATTACTGAAAACAACCGGAGTTGAATCAGGGCTGGTATCGTCCTCTATTAAAAGGGCATGACCAGTGCCGGTCTGTGTAATTGTCAGGGCGGGAGTTGATGCGGTGTTAACGCTTATCGACACGGGAGACGTGCCTACAAGCTCAACTTTGTCTGTGTTGAGGTTGGTAAAGTTACTGTCAACCTCGTTGTGAGTAAGAGGGGAACCTTTTCCAGCCCTTGTTACAATTGTCGCCATTACGGTTACCCTCTATTACGTGGTCAATGCCCCCTATGAGCTATTCGTAGGGGTTCAAGCAATCCGAATAAGGGCATCAGTGGCGTTGGGGCTTGGAAACTGGATAACAAAGCTTCCAGAGGTCACGGTTTTTGTCCCACTAAACGTGAGAACGCATACCGCTCGATTACTCGACGAAGTGTTATAGATCAAAGCTCCGTCTGCACTAAAAGTAGCCGATGTCCACGTAGGATCGTTACTAAAATCCGTGTAAGCGGTAGTGCTAGATGAGGTTGGGGTGACATTCGTAAGCGCAACACCCCCTGCAGTGTACCCCGTGCCAGATGTTTCGTCAGAGGCACCGGTCAAGTCAGAGTAGTTTGTGGTTCCCGCCCCATAGTCCCCCGTCGGGGAGGCCTTGATAAGTGCGATCTTGAAGGCATTTCCGGTAGAGGCTGTGAAATTGTGCGTCGCGGTCATTAACTCGACCTTGAAGGACGTGCACATTGCGTTTGCGACTGATCCCATCTGGGTTCTCCTATTCGATGTCGACTATTCTGTCGGCAATTTGTGTAAATCCTTCTTTGCGAAGAAGGTTTGAAACTGCAATTCTCTCCGAATGGGCAGATCGCTTCATATAAAACAAGAGGATTGCGCGTAACTTGTCCTTGAATGCAAGAGCCTGTTCTCGCAAAGGCATTGGAGCCTCTTGTGAGATGCTGATAATTCGATCCAACGCCATGTTGGCAAGCTCCTCGGCATTCAAATCACGGCCATTGGTCGTTACGACCGATGCAGTTCCTACCAAAACGCTAGATGATTCGCCAATCACGGTTTCCCCCTCCGATTATGGTCCTGGACTATCACTCTTAAGATAGAGACGGGTCATTCCGTCTCTGTATTCGTCGCGTCGACGACGTCCCTGCTGCTCAAGGCCAAGGCCCTGTAGCGCTTGGGTATAACTCTTCTCAAAAAACTCCAGCATTTCTCTAGGGCCCTTGGTGTAACTGTACGCCTGCACCAAACAAGCGTAGAAAAGGGCTTCCGGAGCGTTCGTGCTAATCCAAGTGGTCGGATTAGTCGAAGAAAGCTGCGCGGGACGCGAAATGTACCCCAATTCTACGGTAAAACCAGTGTTGGGGGTCGGAGCTACGTAAAAAGTGTTCTGATCCCAGGTGCTGTAGTACTTAGGAGTCCCGGTACTGGCCCCGTTCGGCCAGTATTCCTTCATGAAAGAGGTGTCTCTATAGTCAAGGAATACTTGATCGTTGCCGTTCGTTACCATCAGGTAGCGATGGGTCAGGATATCTGACGGAGTAGACAGGAACTTGTTTCCGGAAGTCAGGTTTCCAGTCACTTCGACCTTAAAAACATCCAGATCAATGTCCCGCAGGATGCGGTTTTCGGAAAAAGTGATGAACGTATTCACGACCGCGTTGGTGAAAACGTTCGCATCGACCTCAGTGTAGTTCCTGACGTTGGTTACAAGCTCGTCATAGGTCATGAAATCACCACCGTGATTGTTCCAACAGACCCTCGGGCCGCGATAGGCTGCGCTTCAGCAAGGGGCTGCATGTTGTTTCCGTTGTACGCGCTCCCGACACTCTGGAAAAGCGAGTCGCCGGGCGTTCCAACGTACACTGTGACCGGTTCAATGCGGTCTGGACGCGGCTGGTAAAGGGCGATTGCGTCCCCTCGATACTTCAGCGGCTCGAGTTGGGGCTCTTTTGGCTCGTAATCTTCCGGACAAACCTTGAATCCGCGCCAATTTTTCCGCAAAACGTTGTACGGATAGCGTTGTCCGCAGTAATCACACAGGCCATACGAGAATTTTCCGGTTGCGTAAGCCACTAGACCCCCATGTCAGGCACCAAGTGTAGGCTTGCGGTGTCTCGATCCTCGTCTGCTGCGCGTTTGAAGTCCTCTTCGTAATACGCTTTGAGGGCTTCAACCCGCTCAGGAGCGTACTTGAGGGCAAGTTGATAGGACAATCCGGACACCAAGCACGGCAAAAACCTGAAATTGACGTCAGAAGTGTTGGTATACACCCCTGCATCTTGGATCCTGCGTATCCTATAGTATACAAACGTGTAGGTGCTTGCGCTGGAGGCGGGGTACAGGAACACTTTGAAGGTGTTTGCGCGCTGCACATAGTACTGCGCGGGCCTTGCTTGGGTGGTTTTGTCCGGAATGTTGAGGTATTCCTCGCGTCCGATACGGTCAATCGTAATATCGGAGGAAGGGGACGTCGAAGAATCCCTAATAACCGCCGACAATACGTTTACCGTGTCGTTTGCCAAGGTGATTTCGTTAGTTCCTTGGCTCAAGGCATACGTGGCTTGCTCAATGGTCCATAAATTGAGGCCTCGATTGGCCCAATCAAGGAAGATGAGGTTGAGAGACCGACGAGCGGAGTTGAGCTGGTAGCCATTGGTTACCCGCATTCCACAGCGCTCAAACGCTTCCTCGACAATGTCGTCGATCTGAAGCGTGAAATCGGTCGTCCCAGAGGTCGCCATTTAGCACATCCCGCCTTTTTTCATGCCCATGGCCATGCGTTTACGAGGGCTGACCATCATGCCGCCTCCAGCCTTGCAGGCATAGCCGCCTTTTCGCATCATGATCGGGCCAGTTTTCTTGCTGGTCGCCTTGATCATCTTAGCCTTGCCGCCGCCACGAATGGCGCATCCCATTCCTCGTGCCATGTTTATCTCCTTCCAGGAACCATTGGTTCAAAGGGAAGACGACGAGGTTTTTTCTTCGTGGTCTTCACCTTGGTGTTTTTGATCTCTCTAGTCATCCAAGGCAGCATGTCCTTGGTAACGCCTTCAGCGGAACTATTAGGCTTCTTCCCAATAATTTCCTTGCTCATCCAAGGCAACATGTCCTTGGTAACGCCTTCAGCGGAACTATTAGGCTTTTTACCCAGTTCCTTGCTCATCCAAGGCAACATGTCCTTGGTAACGCCTTCCTTGGGGCTTCCTTCCGCATACTTCCGCACCGCGGGCATGCAGCATCCGCCGCCTTGAGTGGCTGCGCCCATTCCGCGCTGGCCTTTCGCAGACTTTTTCATTACTTGTTCCTTATCTCGTCTAACTTGACCTCAAGGCGATTGAAGCGATTGTCGACATGTTCTACCAACCGCTCCATGTCCGCTTTTACTTCCGCGCGTGTAATGTGGTCTCGGGCCATTTCTTCCCGGGTCTTGTTTAACAAGACCCCTATGCGCCCCAGTTCAGACACTTTCTCCTTAAACATAAAACCCATCATCGCAACCAGCGCGGTCAAAACGACGTTCCAGATCATCAGTTCCATGGCTTAACATTTCCATCGTTTTCTGGCCTGCCGAAGACGACTGTTAGGGTCGTTGGCTGCCGCTGGAAACTGTTTCATTTGCCCGGCAGAACGCGCACAAAACGACTTGCGTCGTTTCGCACGGGTTCCGGTTGGGTTGTCTTCCGTGACGGCGGTCTGGAGTTTGCTGCCAGGATTTGCACGACGATAGGCTGCAACGCCTTTTTTTGTCATGCCTGCTCCGGACTTTGTGGCCCTGAAATTGCCTGACTTCACTGAGGTTTTGATTCCCATGCCCCGAGAACGAGCCATGAAACCCCCTATGCCGCTGCGCCACCCACAAACAACAGGGTAACCGTAGTGATCTCGGCACTGCTGAGTGTGATGTGGATCCCGTCTTCAAACAAAATGCCGTTGTCAGGAATGATCATATCCTGAGACCCGGCTGCAGCCGGGCTGGTGATGGCAAATTTTGTGGTTCCGCCAGACCCTCCGCTCCTGAGCGTAATGGTCGCGGGGGTTGCGGTGTGGGTGAAGTAGACGCCGGCCAAGCGTGTTCGCCCGTTTACAGCATCTCCAGTGGCCGTTTTGCGAACGGCCTGGATGTCGCTAGCGAAGCTCATAGTGAGCCTCCTTAAACGGTCGCGCTAAACGGCGTGGCTTCAGTTCCAGTAGCCTGGGAGAAGACCTGCACGGCGTACAGATTGGCCGCAACGTCAACCAGACGAACGGTGTCCCCTTTCAAGCCGCCAAGGGTGCCTCCGTTGAGGGTCACGGTGTCATCCGAAGCGCCGGTCTTGTACCCAAGAACCGCAGCAGAGTTGTCCGAGATCACATAAGCCGAGCCAGTCATGGTGTCGCTGGAATTAGCGACCTTGATGGTCGTCGTGTTGCTGGTGATGGTGGTACCAATCACAAATTCATAAACGGTTCCACTTCCGCTCGCGGCGGGCAGCGTAACAGCGATACCTGCAGCGCGGTTCAAAGTGGTTGCACGCCCGCCATGCGTGGCCTGGGTCACGGTAAGCGTAGAAGCGGTCGCGTTTACCGGTGTAGTTGCAGTGACTGCTCCGGTCACATTGCCAACAAAACCGTTGGTGGAAGTAACTGGACCGGAAAAAGTAGTCGAAGCCATGGTAATTCCTCGTGTTGTAGCACTTCCGATGCCGTCTCTACAAAGTCTGCTAGGTCAGTCGGCAACAGTAAAAACCCTAGATGTACGGGAGCATAGACGAAAAAAGGGGGCTGTTGAAGCCCCCTTTTTCGTAGGTTCCAAGACGTGGATTAGGCCCCGCCGGGAGAACCGAAGATGCCTCGCGGATCGCTGAAGCCGAAGCTGTAGCGTTCACGGGCCTTGTAACGAACATTGCCGGTGTCGAAGTCGCCTTCAAAGCCGGTCTTGATCGCCACGCGCTGGAACATCTTCATGCCGTTGGGGGCATCAGTCTTGATGAACCACGCATCGGGGTCAGTCAGGTAATGATTGACCGTATAGCCCTGCGGAATCATGCCCATGTTACGGATAGCGTTGATGTCGTTATCCGCAGTACCCACCCGAAGGGTCGACTTCAGGATGCGGTCGGCAGTGAACTGCAGTTCCTTCGGAATCAGAAGCTTGAGGCCCTGAACAGCAATCTTGAGACCGCGTTCGTCAGTAAACGCCGCGATATCAATCAGTGCCTGTTCCAGCGAAGTTTCCGAAAGGTCGGCTGAGGTTTCCAGCTCATTGCGAAGATCCGGGCCCGACAGCGTCGGGTGGTCGGTCGCGCAGAGAGGCTTGCCGTCACCGCCCAGCGAGGTATCAAACGCGCCGTTCAGAACGGAAGCGGCCTTGATCTGCTTGGTGGTGGCCATGGAACGGGCCAGCGCCTTGGTGTAGCGAGCCGAAAGGCGGTCGTAGAGGTTGTCCTCAACCGCTTCTTCGGTCAGGCTGAACGCCAGAGCGATGGTTTCGTGCGTGTACCGCGCGGTGTAGACTTCCTGCGCCTGGTCGTAAGCGACGCCAGCGCCTTCGTTCTTAACCGGGGCTTCGCCGAAGCCGGCTTCCATCACCTCTTCTTCAAACGCACGGTCAGACGACTCGATGTCGTAGATTTCCGTGTGTTCGTTCTCATAGTTCTTGTACTCAAGACCGAACAGGGCATTGAGGCCCGGCTCAAGTTCCTTGACAAGCTGTGCACGTGAAATTGCCATGTTTTATACCTCTTAGGTCACAGCCTTGACGCCGGTGGAACCGTACAGATGCTCGTTGATCTTCACAACGACTACTGCATAGTTACCAAGCTCATTGCCGGGGACATTCCAAAGGCCCACAATCTTCAGATTGAGCGCCGCCGTATCAGCAATGGTCGAGGAATCCAGTTCCATCGTCGAAACACCCGTAACGGTGCTCCCACCAGTGCCCACAACATCCGCATTCTTGCCGATGTCACCCTGAACAATGTCTTCGTCAGCCTGAATGATGAAGAGCTGATTCGGATCGTCCATAACGTCGGCGGTAATCTTGCCCGACGTGATGTTGACGCTGCCCGGATAGTAGTTCTTCCAAGTCGGCTTGCCCGACGACGGGTCAATGTAGTTACAGCCGTTGAAAACGCCCAGCGCAGCCGAATGGGTGGCAGGAACGAACTTCACGACGTAGCCGTCTACGATGGTGACAAGGTCACCCTGGTAGATAGCGCCGGACTGATTGTCCGCAATTTCATAACCATACTGCTTCTGGGCACCAGTAGCAGAAAGATTACCCAGCGGACGCAGACCAAATGCCTTATCAACATTTGCCATTGTCTAATCCTCAAAAATAGTTAGTTACCGGACCCTTTGGGTCCGCCAAAAGATACCTTGGTCTGCCGCGACGGTCGGTCAATCCGCATAGAAGAATGCGAATTTGACTTCAAGAGGTCGTTATCGACAGCCTTAAGCTGGTCGTGGGTGCGGGAAGAATAATAGGACCGACGTTCGTCCACTGATTCCTCGGGGATGCGCGCGAGAAGGAGTCCGCCAACGCTGATAACGCCAGCATGGCGACCGTCTTCAACTGACGGAGCAGTGAAATCAGGATACTCATCGGAACGCACCAGTTCGTACCCCTCACGGAGTTTCCCGGCAATGTTAATCCGATCTTCCTGACCACCGGCTTCTGCACGAATCCATCGATGCTTGTAACCAGCGGGGGCCGGAGGCGCATCAAGACGGGAAGGGGGAGCCCAAGGCTTGCGGCGCGCAGCCGCTTCGCGAGTTTCGCGAGGGCCACGAGTCAATTTCGGCACATCAAAAGCGTCAGACATTTCCTACTCCTTCACGTACTTGGCGTATTCCTCAAGCGGAACACCCAACTTTTTGGCAATCGCAACCTGGCTCGGGGTCAACCGGACAGTGCGGCGTGCATAATTTGAGCCCATTGAACGGGCAGCAGGGGCAACCGTTTGCACGGGCCGGGAACCCCTGGAAACCTGTGACGAACCTCCGAGATTTTGCGGAAATAGATCTCGCATACGTTTGTCAAGTTCATCATAGTACTCATCGGACTGAGGATCAAATCCTTCCTTTGAGATCAGTTCCTTATGGACGCCCCACGCAGCGTGGGTCATGACAGTGTCACGACCAAACCACTGGTTTCGTTCCGCCCAGTCCTCAGCCTTGGGGTCGGGCTCGCGACGAGTGGGGGCGGGGGCGGGGGCTTGGATCGGTTGCTGTGCGACGGGCTGTTTCAGGTATGCTTCGCGCTGCGCGGCAACATTTGTAACCTGTTGTTTCTCAAACATGATTGACGTGAGGCGCTGCTGCGCTTCCGTCTCGGTATCCACGTCCCCTTCTTCACGGGCCTTGCGGATGATCTGCTTGAGCGCCAGGGCCTGACTGTCCAGGCGAGTGCTGGCCTCGTTGAGGCGTTCATAGTCGGTCTTCTGGTAGCGGTGCTCCAGTTCTTGGGCTTTCTGTTGCGCGCCGCGGGCATACTCAAGGGCCGCTTGTTCGCGACGCTCGGTTTCCCGGAGGCGGGCGGTCAGCTTGTCAATTCGGCGCTTTACCCGGTCGCTGTACTGGTCGAGTTCGCCCTCTTCGACAACGGATTCAACCTTAGATCCGTTTTCAGAAGCGCTCAATGTAACAGTTGCCGGCGACTCATTTTCGCCGACGTTAAATTCCAAATCTTCGTCTGCCATATGCATGCTCCTCACATGTGTAGAATATCTTCTGGATCGTTGACCACGCCGATAATCTCATCGTCATTAAGGATGCGGATTTCTCCGCCATCAATCATGATTCGAGAGCCGGCATAGCGGCCAAAAATGATCCAATCTCCCTCCTTGCACCAAGGGCCGGTGGGAAATTTGGACTCATCTCTGTATGCAAGATCTCCGACCTTGAGGACGTATCCACACGTGGTCGCGAGCTGGGTGCGGCGCTGGGTTTCGTCCGCCAAAACAATGCCACCCTTGGTTTTTTCCGGGCCGCGGTAAGGAAGAATGGCAATCCTCCAACCAGTCGGCGTGGGGACAAGGTCTTTTAAGGTTTCGCCCATGTTCTCTGGGCGAAATTTACCATCAGCATCGTAGGCATCTTCAAAGGCAGGGGCGCGAGACTGTTGCGCTTCTTCCCATTTTTTCTCAAGTGCGGTTTTTTCACGTGCGGCTTCTATCATCACTCCTCCCAGGGTTCAAAAATCGTCATTTGTCCGCTTGGACAGGAGTTCCCTGACCAAGGAGTCGACCATTTTCAATCCCTCCAGACGCCCCATCATGAAACGATACCGTTCCATGTCGGAAATATTCCCGCTGAGAATGAAAGACTCGCTGTCCTCCCGGAGGATACGGATCTCTCTAAGCACGCTTTCTGCAAATTCAATCATGAGTATTCTCAAGATAATGCAGACGCATTACGCCACGTCTGAAGGCGAGGCAATGGTGCAGTGAACACTGCACCATGGCAAGAATTATTTTCAATAAATTTTCGTGGGGGTCCTGCCGTCCCTGCGTACAACAGAGCGAACAGGGCCGCCCATGCTTTTGCGCGCCTTACCCGCTTTTGAGTACGCAATAGCCACAGCTTGTTTTGTGGCCTTGCCTACGCTTTTCGGCTTGCTGGTTCCAATCTTCCCTGTCTTCTTAAAGGACCTGACCATTTCGGCAATGTTGGAACCAATGACCTTTTTACTGCGGCCTTTCTTGAGCGGCATTGCGCTGTGCTCCCTGGATTTGTTCGTTCATCATGACGGCCCGCTCGCGGGCCACCTCTACCCGGTCTTGGGCAATCTTTTCCTGCGACTGAATACGCTGCTGCTGTATCTGCGCCGCCTGTTGCAGCTTCGCCTGCTCCAGCTGTAGCTTCGCTTGATCCTGCTGCGCGCGAAGTTCAAGTTCCTTTTCCTTGAGCGCGACCACAGGATCCGGCCCCGCTTCTTGACCACCGCCGGCAAGCTGTTCCTGCAGCGCCTTCAGTTCCTGCATGTACTTCGCAATCAGCGTGGCAATCAAACCTTCGCGCTGAATATCGGACACCATGTTCCCGGGGTCCTTTCCATACTGCTTGAACAGTTCTGCCTCAGCATCTTCCTCGGCCTTTAACCGAATGTGGTCAAAAACATGTTTTTGCAGCGTAATCGCGGCTTGGGGAACACTCTGAATCAAAGGCGACATGCCCATGATGAGGTGAGCAGTGATGTGGGCATCATGCTGTTGTCCGGCAAACGCTTTCAGTTCCATCAAATCCATAACCGCCGCATTTTCTGACGCGGGGTCCTTGGGCATTTGGGTATTTTGCGGCTTCAGTATCCCGTCAATATCCCGCACGTTCATCGCGGAGTACACGCGATAATACGCTTCGTACAGGTTGTGCATCTGCGGCGCGCTTTGCGCCATTTCCAGCTGCATTTGTGCAAGCGTAAGACGCTGTGCACTTGAGAAAATGTTCGGATCCGATACAGGCAGGACCGCAACCATCTCGTTGAAGTCGTACCGCTTGATGGTACGGCTAGCGCCGGGCACGTCATACGGGTAGGAGTTCGGCAAGCAGCGGGAAAAGCCCCTTGCCAGCATCTTGAACTCAAGGCCTTGCGAATAATGCAGCCGCTTGTGGATGGCCGACATGACCATCGACCCGCGTTCAAGCAGTGCAAGCGTTGTTCCCACCGCAGCCTGCTGATTCCCGTCGCCAACCTGCATGTCGGCGATGCTGGCGAGGCGCTGTCCGGCCTCCACCGTGAATCCAAGCAGCTGGAACAGCGTCTGACTGGGTTCCTTGTACGGAAGCGGCATGAGAGACGCCGTAAGTTCCGCGCCTCCGGCGTCAATGTCTCGCCATTCGCCAGGCTGGATCGGATTATCGTCGTCCGCGATCCGCGCGCCCTTGGCTTTGAAGCCCGCGGGAAGGTTCGCAAGCGTTCCCGCGTCAAGAAGTTGACGCAGCGCAGCAGTCGCTGCCTTTGAAAGCCCTCCAATGAGGTGCACGAAGCCCAAGCCATACGCGCCGGGGCCCTCGACCAACGGATAATGAACGAAATATTCGATCCGTCTCTTGTATTCGTCCCCTTCTTCCCAATTCCGGCGGACGCCAACAATCTTTCCGCTGTTTTCCTCAATCGTGACAACGTACGGGCGCTTGATTTCGGTCAGATTTCCATCTTCGTCCGTGTCTTCAAAGCCCTCGATGTCTAGATCAACATGAAATTCAAGCAGAAATAGCTCATCAGTGCGGCTGGTAGGAGAAAAACCGACCAAACGGTCAATTCCGGACTGAATTTCAGACGGAGATTCTGGGCCAGGTGACGTGAAAAACGTGTGATCAATGTATTCTCCCGCCCACGCCAGCTTCTTGAAGTCATTTTCGTACATTGCAATGCGATGAGTGATCCGTGGGCACTCGCTCATCACGCTTGATCCGTTATACGGAATGTACAAATCGTCCGCCAAGACCAGTTTGCTGACCATGCGGCCACGCGTGGCGTCAAAATACACCTTCTTGAACACCGATCCACCGTATCCAAGATAGAACAACGCCTGATCCATCTCCGGCGTGTACTCAGACATCACCGTGGTGATTTGGTAGTTCATGAAATCCTGCACGCGCGCGGCCTGCTGGACCTTGTCCAAGGTCTCCTTGCCTACAATCTGCGTCCTTACAGGACCACCAGAGGGCATCAGTTCCTTAAACGCCTGCGCCTGGAACTGAACAATCGCCTCGGTCAGCATGGGATGCGCCGCACCGGACGCCCCGCGGAAGGGCTTGGTGCGTTCTTCCATCTTCAAGCCCAGCAACTCAAGGCCCTTGGTGTACTGGGTCTCCCAGTCTCCACGACTTGCCTTGTCAGCCTCGTACAGATCCAGTAGATCCAAGGCAATCTTGGACAGGACAGAGGGGTCGATAACCTCTGCAAGGTTCTCGTAGAACCCTTTTTGAGGCCCCTCGTCCTCGCCTATTTCAATCGTTGCACTTCCATCGGGCTCGATAACGATCTCGATTTCCGGCATCTCGTCTGTGATGGCAACCATTCCAAAGGACGGTGCCGGATTCAGTGCTTTATCTATAGGCATCTAGGTTATCCATACTGTTTGATAAAGGAGTTCATGCCACTCGCAGCAATTGCGTTGGGCGTCGCTCCAATCAGGCTAGTGTAATCCTTTTTGGCTTCTCCCTCAGGGGCCATCGACTGATCTGCCTTGGAAATGAAGTAATTGTTATCCCCTTGGCTCATCTTGTCATCAAACTGGCCGCTCATCTGGTCCCAGCCCTTGGTCAACTGTTCAAGGTCCGTGGCCCATGGACTACGGACCTCGCCGCCGTCTGCAAAAAGGTATTTTTTAGGTCCTGACTTGGCCCCAATTCCAGCGGCATCCAACGCCTTAGATATAAAATCCAAGGATCCGGGAGAAGAACCTTTAACTGAATTTAGAATGCTACCCCAGGATACTTTTTGAGGGAGTCCAGTGGGGTTTTGAAAGTAACTTTCAAAAGAAGCATAGTACGGCCTGTTCCTATTAGGGTCTCTTGTAACGTTAGTCGAAGGAGGAGCATCTGCTCCTCCCTGCATTGCATTTTTGAGATATACGATTGGGATTCCTGTTGCAATCGCAAAATCAGAGAACTGCCTTCTCTCTTCTTCAGTAAGTTTATCCCACGCCTTTCCAGCAAGTTCTGCCCCAATTTTTTTGCCCAAGGCAACTGGATCCTTGAACAAACGAACAACAGCGTCCCAGCCAAAATCCGTAGAGGGGGAAGGTAGAAGCCCAAGATCTGAAACAATTGGAATATTTATGACCTTGTTCAGATCAATTCCAATTATGTTTCCTATTCCATACCCCCCAATCGCTCCCTTAACAAGACCAAGAGGACCGCCTTCGATTCCCCCAATGACTCCCCCTACTGCAGCTCCTACCCAGGGGTTAAAGGTAGAAGCAATGGTTGTTATTCCAAATTTGATAATCTGCCCAATAACCGAACTAAAGAAAGAATTATCGATATCCATACGCCGACCCAAGTCAGCGTAGTACCAGTTCATTCCTTCGACCAATCTTTCGGGCGTGCTTATGTCTCCAAATCCTTGGAGTTTTCTTCTTATCTCTCCGCCGATGAAATCATCTTCCAGCAACGTCAAGTTGAGTCTTGCAACAAGCGCTGGATCGAATGGGTCGAAACCCATCCCAATCAATCCCCCTAGTGGGGCAGTCTGGGTGTAGGGTGCTCCGTTAGTTGCGCCAAGCCCTCCCCCGAGGGCAACTCCGTTGATAACGGTTCCATTGGGCGGCGGGACGTACCCTGTCTCACGATAGGCCGCGTTTATTTCTTGTCGAAAATACTCGGCAGTTCCTTCTCTCGTGGGAAGTAGATTTCCTCCAGTTCGGAAGTACCAATCTACCGCTTGAAGAGCATAATTTCTTCTTTCGTTCTCCGTTAATCTATCTTTATCAATCCCAAAAGTTGTGTAAAACGCCTCGACCTGTCTTGCGCCCTGCGGGTTAATTTCTCCCCATTCTTCAATTCGTTGAAAAACATTTGGATCGTATACATGAAATCCGGCAGCATAAAGTCCTGCTCCCGGAGTATTGGGGACAGCTGAGTTTACAAAATCTCTTTGTAACCTTTCATCTATAAATCTTGAAAACCCGTCTCCGTCAGGTATTGGGGAATTTCCGGTTCCTAGAATACTTAAAGGAGAAAAGTCCTCAAAAACAAGTCTCCCAAATCCTCCCATTTGGGGCCTAACAGACCCATTCTCATGATCAAATGATATGTTTTGATATGCTTTTTTTGCTGCATCCGTATTTAGGCTACCAAAAACGTTTTGATCAATGTTTGAGGGCGCAGTTAGTGGTCCTGGAAGTACATAGATTCCTGTAATTTTCCCTTGTGTAGTTCCGGGGGGCCTATAATAACTAATGTCAGCGCCACTTGATGGCGAAACTACAATACCCCCTGTTTCAATAAATGGTGTGTTCCACCATCCTGTTCCAGTAGGGGGTGTCTCAGTAGGTGTGGAATCCTTTGGTGGATTATTAGTTATTACTGTTCCTGGGGTGCCGGCCCACCCTGTAGCAGGAATAGGTGCATCGTTTCCAGCGAGATCCCTTATTATCGTTCCTGTCGTTCCAACAATAAATCTTTGCCCTCCATCCCCCACTGCAACGAGGGTACCTGCTGGCGCAAGAACACCTTCGCTTGTATAAATTTTTTGTGACGTAGGATCCTGCATTAGCCCGGGGGTTGAAGTTCCTCTTCTCCTTAGGCTACTTAGAAGAATACTGGCGTCGTTGGTGGACAGTAAGTTGCTTACTCCAATAACCGCCGTATCCGATCTCAGTTGGGTAAGAGAAGGTGTTCCAGTAGCTGGTGTTCCAGTAGCTGGTGTTCCAGTAGCTGGTGTTCCAGTAGCTGGTGTTCCAGTAGCTGGTGTTCCAGTAGCTGGTGTTCCAGTAGCTGGTGTTCCAGTAGCTGGTGTTCCAGTAGCTGGTGTTC